AGCCCCATTCCTGCTATGACAGCAGATAAGAAGCTGGAAGCACTGACGCTGGAGTTCATTGAATTGCGACAGGCACAGGGCAAGTTCTCTCCTGACCATGAGGCTGAAAGACAGGCACTTATGAACGCATTTGAAGACTGCCTAGCACTCTTGAAGCAAGCATGAGTAGCTGGCTGATCATCGTAACCGGCTGCATCTATGCCTATATCGCAGCAGAGCAGGGCATGAAGGGCAACATTGCTCTTCTGGTGGTGTATGCCGGTTATGCTTTCTCTAACGTAGGTCTTTATTGGATGGCAACGAAATGACTAATTTTCTTTTGCTGATGTTAGGCACAATCTTATTTGCTCTGTGGAGGTCGTATGGTGAAGGTTAGTGGTGTTCCTTATGAGGTTGATCTGCCCCACGGCTTAGACGAGTCTGGTGTCATTGCTGTGTTAGAGCGTGAGAACGCTATGATGAGGGCCAGGATGCAGAGGCTTGAAGATGAGAACCGTACACTGGATGCCTTGGTCTTCAAGTTAAACACAGAACTGATAAACCTGAAGAACAGCACCAAATGAGTCCATGTAAAACCATTTGCAAATTAGACAAAACAGGTGTATATTGTGTTGCCTGCTTTAGGTTGATGTCAGAGATTGAGGACTGGCCTAAGATGGACGACACACAGAAGGCCTTTGTAGTAGCAGCTTCAGAGTTAAGGAGGATAGCAAATGAAGCCGATAAGCGTTACAAGCGTGATAAATAAGAGTGGTGTATTGACATTGTACCTACTGACAGATGACGGCAAATTACTGAAGAAGAGCGAAGATGACCGAGATTGGCAACAAATCGATAGTTTTTCTGGACATAGAAACGAACTCCCAGTTGAGCCAGATCCACCTGTGCGTAACAAAGGAACTAAGAAGCGGAGAGGTTAGATGTCATCACAAGGCCGACACTTTATTAAAAATGTTAGAGGAACAACCACAAGTAGTAGCGCATAACGGAATCAGCTTCGACTTCCCAATCTTGAACAAGCTGTGGAATACGAAGATAACTCCGTCGATGTGCATAGACACCCTAGTCATGTCAAGGCTGATGAGTCCAAACCGAGAAAACGGACACAGCCTAGAAAGCTGGGGAAACAGGCTAGGAAGGAAGAAGATAGACTACAAGAGAGTCTGGCACAGGATCAACAAACTCTCTTATGACAAGAAGAGCACTCTACCGTTTGACCAGCCGCACCCCAAACTGTTAGAGCGTTATTGCAGGCGTGATGTAGAGGTACTGGAGTTAACTTACTTTGAACTTTTAAAGGAGAAGGACAATTATGGTTTCTCGGAAAAGAGTATCGAACTCGAACACAAAGTCGCAGCCATTATCTGTAAGCAAGAGCGAAACGGTTTTAAATTCGATTTGCCAGCGGCTATGGTACTTCTGGCAGGACTTAAAGATAAAATGGGCGCAATTGAGGCATCCTTACAGCTCATCTTTCCTCCAATCACAACCGAGCGTTATTCAGAGAAAACTGGAAAAAAACTCAAGGACGATATCGAGGTCTTCAACCCCGGTTCGAGGCAGCAAATCGCCAAGCGCCTCCAAGAAAAAGGTTGGAAGCCGCAGCACTTCACGGACAACGGTCAAGCCAAAGTAGATGAAACAGTACTTGCAGGAGTTAATATTCCAGAGGCGCAAGCTATTGCCGAATACTTACTGCTTCAGAAACGGGTGGCTATGGTTGAGTCGTGGATTGAGAATACGACAGACCAGCAACGGATTCACGGTAAGGTCATCACCAACGGAGCAGTCACGGGAAGAATGACGCACCAAAGCCCTAATATGGCCCAGGTGCCTTCCGTAGGCTCTCCGTATGGGATAGAGTGTCGCAGTCTGTTTACCGTGCCAAAGGGCTATAAACTCGTTGGTGCTGATGCCAGTGGCTTAGAGTTGCGTATGTTGGCTCATTATATGAAGGATCAGGATTATGTTAAGACGGTCACAGAAGGCTCGCAGGATTTGGGAACTGATGTACATACCAAGAACCAGCAAGCTGCGGGGTTATCTACAAGGGCGCAAGCCAAAACGTTTATCTATGCATTCCTCTATGGCGCAGGGGCTGCCAAAATCGGGTCGATTGTTGGTGGTTCAGCGAAGGAAGGGCAAAGGCTCATCGATTCTTTTCTTAGGAACACGCCAGCTTTGCAAACTCTTCGCAGCACGGTTAACGAACTCGCCGTTAAAGGGCACCTTCCAGGTCTTGATGGACGCAGGTTATTCGTTCGCTCCGAACACGCAGCCCTCAACACCCTTTTACAGGGTGCTGGTGCGATAGTGATGAAGCAGGCTCTGGTGTTCTTAGACGAGAGTATCCGTAGGAGCAACCTAGATGCCAAGTTTGTGGTCAATGTGCATGACGAGTTCCAGTTAGAAGTCAAGGAAGAACACGCACAAAGAGTAGGGTTTTTAGCAGTAGAGAGCATCAGAAAAGCAGGCAGGACCCTTAAACTACGCTGTCCCCTAGACGGCGAATACAAGATTGGAGATAATTGGTGTCAAACGCACTAGACGACTTTAAGGACATGGGAGAGCCAGAGTCTGCCTTGATGATAGCGGTCATCGATGGGGCTATCCATGTGGCCTATAGCAAAGATTTAACAAATAAATATGAAGAAATGCTTGACATATTGGAAACTGCCTGTATAATGATTTCTGAAGCAGCAGAACCGAAGTCTAACAAAATTACTCACTAACCTAAAAGGAGAATTATATGAGTGATGCAAAGCCGGTTACAGTCAAAGCCACCGTTATGTGGTGTAACCATAATAAGGTCAACGAAATGTCTAGCAAGTATCAGCTTGAGTTGACTAACCTAAGCGAGAACGCAGTCAAGGCTCTTGAGGGCATTGGCCTGGAAGTACGCAAGCGTGAAGACAAGCCAGAGAAAGGCTTCTACATTACTTGCAAGTCTGTGCGTCAGATGGACAAGATTTTTGATAAGACTGGTGCAAGCCTGATCGATGTTGCCATCGGCAATGGCTCTACAGGCACCGCAGTTGTTGGTACCTATGACTGGTCTTTTAAGAACAAGAAAGGCTTGTCTGCCTCGCTCATCAAGATGACTATTGATAACCTAGTCGCCTATGATGCCGAAGACACTCCAGTAACCGAAGAAGCCCTGTAATGATCGCTCTGATAGACGGGGACATCATAGCCTACACAGTCGCAGCTGGCTGTGAGGACTACGATGAGAAGACCGCACTATCAAAGTGTTCAGAGTATTTGGAAGACTTGGTCTTTGTACACGCTGACTGTTCTGATGCCGAAGGATTTCTTACCGGCTATGAGAACTTTCGTGTCAGCATTGCTAAGACCAAGCCCTACAAAGCCAATAGGACACAGGACAAGCCAAAGCATTTAAACCTACTGAGGGATTATCTGACTACGGCTTGGAAGTTCTCTGTGGAGCAATATCAGGAAGCGGATGATGCCCTTGGTATTGCTGCCTATTCTATGGAACCTGAAGACTATATCATTTGCACGACAGACAAGGATCTGAACATGATTCGTGGCCATCACTACAACATGCGTAAAAATGAAAGGTTTTGGGTTTCAGAAGAAGATGCTATTTATAATTTTTATACCCAAATTTTAACTGGGGATAGGGTAGATAACATCCCAGGTCTTTACGGAATCGGTCCGAAAAAAGCAGCAAAAATTCTCAAAGGTTGCAAAACAGAATATGATTTTTATGATACAGTATTGAAAGCGTATGATAACAATTCGGAATACCTTTTAGAACAAGCAAGATTACTTTGGATAAGACGAGAAAAACATCAATTATGGAAGCCCCCAAGATAAAAAAACAAGTTACAAAAGAATATTTAAACGAAGTATTTGAATACAAAGAAGGTGCTTTATTTTGGAAAATACATAAAAGAAGTGTCAAAGCCGGACAAAGAGCAGGAACAAAAAGTAAGGCTAAATACAGGTTAATATGCTTAGACGGTAAACTTTATTTAGAACACCGATTAATTTTTTTATTGCATCACGGGTATCTTCCAAAAATTATAGACCACATAAACCATGATCCAGAAGACAACAGAATAGAGAATTTAAGGGAGGCATCTAAACAACAAAATATGTTTAACTCTAAAAAACCAATTACTAACACTTCTGGTATTAAACACGTTTGGTTTAGAAAAGATACTAAAAAGTGGATTGTTGAGTTTGTTATTGACGGTAAAAAACAGTATTTTGGTCAATATGTTAATAAGCAAGAAGCAGCCCAGAGAGCAGTAGAAGTAAAGAAACAATTACATGGAGAGTTTGCTTATGATGGATACGAAGAAAGCCAAATCAACTTTGGAGAAAGCCCCGATAATCTATATCGAGTGGGTGGATGCCGTAGCTGATGTCGAATGGCAAGAGAATGTCAAACCAGAAATCCATGCGTGTAAAAGCATCGGTTGGCTTGTTGGCGAAACAGAAGAAGCCATCTGTATTGCCTGCACAGTCAGCATGGAAAGCAGTAATGCGAGGATGCACATACCAAAGGCTTGGGTTAAAAACAGAAAGGAAATCAGCTTTGAAGCCATCGTCAGCGAAAGCAAAAGGGCGAGTCCTACAGCAGGCCGTAAGGGATCTAATCCTAGCAAAGTTCAACCTAGAGCAAGATGATGTCCGTTCAGTTAGTATGGGCGCAACGGGGGAGGATCTGCTACTCAGTCCAGCAGCCAGACGGCAGTTGCCAATTAGTCTGGAATGCAAGTCCAGAGCAAGTATCTCTGTTTACGGATTCTATGAACAAGCAAAAGCAAATGCAGGAGGATACGAACCAGTTGTCGTTGTCAAGCAAAACAGAGATAAGCCCTTGGTTGTGGTAGATTGTGTTTACTTTTTTGAACTATTAAGGAGAGCAAGCAATGAGTAGTTTTAGATTTATTTATGAAGGAGGAGACTTTGAGGATGAGAGCAACAGCCCTTTCCCGTCAAAGACAACGATAGAGTCTTACCATGAGTTTGCTGATGACCAGACATGGGAAACCATTCTGTGGCAGTTCTGCAAGTTCCTGGAGCACACAGGGTTTGAGGGTGTCCGTAAGCGTGTAGTCATCGAAGGACTGCGCCATGAGTGCCTCTTCCAAGACTTCTTCAACAGAGAAGTCACCACTGCTGACCGCTTAGAAGAGTACATTGAGGCGTTGGACAATCAAGACAAGGATGCCCTATGAAGTTACTGATGCTCGACATCGAAACAAGTCCCAATACTGCACACATCTGGGGCCTTCGTGACCAATACATCAGTCCAGACCATCTGTTAGAGTCGTCTTATGTTCTGTGTTGGGCTGCGAAGTGGCATGGTGAGAAGGACGTTATGTTCTCGTCTGTGCAAAAGACTAACCCTAAGTTCATGCTCCGTAAGATCCATGACCTGATCTCTGATGCCGATGCAGTCTGTCATTACAACGGCACTCGTTTTGACATTCCCGTGCTCAATAAAGAGTTCCTGCTGCACCATCTGGCACCGCCTGCTCCGTACAAGCAGATTGACTTGCTAAAGGTAGTTCGTAAAGAGTTTCGTTTTGCAAGCAATAAGCTAGACCATATTGCACAGAGGCTTGGCCTTGGTCAGAAGACTTCACATGAGGGCTATCAACTCTGGGTTAAATGCATGAACAAAGACCCAGCAGCTTGGAAAGTGATGGAGAAGTACAACAAACAAGACGTTATTCTATTGGAGAAAGTCTATGAGCGCCTGCTTCCTTGGCTTGGTAGAAACCATCCTAATCGTAACCTGTATAATTCCACTGGATGCCCCACCTGCGGAAGTGCCAAACTACAAAAAAGAGGTTTCAGTTATACGACCACAGGAACCTTCCAAAGATTCCAATGTACCCACTGTGGAACTTGGTCAAAGTCAACCAAAGCCGTAAAGGAACACGCTCATGTCACAGCAGCTTGAAACACTTGCAGACTACATCAAATCAAGGCAGATTGGCGGCAATCATTACAAGTCAGAGATCCAGCCTTGGGATGTCTTTCTCGATTGGCAGCTAGACCCTTGGCTGTGCAATGTAATCAAGTATGTTCAGCGTCATGCTAAGAAGAACGGCCTTGAGGACTTGGAGAAGGCAAAGCACTATCTGGAGTACGCTATTCACAACTATGACAAGATTAAGAAGGCGTATTACAAATGACTGATGAGCAGCTTTACAGCAAGAACACCCTCCGTGGCATAGAAGAGTTAAAACAAGGTAACTGGCTTCACGGCTTTAACTACTTCGAGTACCGTGTCTATAACCCAGTAAGGATTCCTCTGGGCACTAAGACACCGC